TGTGGTGGCCGCATTTACTTTTCTGCGCGCCGTCATTTATGTGAGCGTCCTGCTACCCGGTGATTTCAGCATCCGGGCTGCTCCGTGGTTGATAAATTGGCTTACGCCGATCTTTATGGCACTTCTGCCTGTGATCGGAACAACCACATTTGTCTTGTTATGCTCGGATCGACTCCGAAGACTATCAGAGATCGCAGCCTCGACAGACTACCTGACCGGGGTGGCCAACCGTCGAACACTTATGGAAGGGGGGCAGGAAAGGTTTAGCCGGGCGAGTGAAAGAGGGATTGGCCTCACAGTCGCTGTTCTAGATCTCGATAACTTCAAGGCGATTAATGATACGTTCGGCCATGATGTGGGCGATAAAGCCCTTATACAGGTAGCCGGGCTTCTAAAGCAGTCTACGAGAAAAGCTGATATTGTAGCGCGTTTCGGTGGCGAGGAGTTTGTTGTTTTGATGGAGGGTCTCCTTCACGACGAGTCCTTAGCGGCGGTTGAGCGCATTAGAGCTGCGATTGAGGCTTGCGCGATCTATGCGGGGACTGACATCGTCCCCGTCACTATATCGGCGGGCGTTGCGTTCACCATGCCTGGGGACCTCAATTTTGATCACGTTCTGCGGCGCGCAGATCGGGTGCTATATGCGGCGAAGAGATCTGGCAAAAATCGAGTGGTAGCCGCTGCTCGCAGCAGTGAGGAAGGGCCCGTGGATTTGGTCGCGACGGCCTAACGGGTCGCGGTCTCGCAACAGGTCTCGCAGCGGCGCGGAAGGACGCGCCTGAATCCGATCCAAAACATCGGCTCAGCCTGATGTGGGTGCTAGACGGATAGGCCCTGCGCAGAATGGGAGTCGGTATCAAGCCCGGCCCGCGAGAACCATTAGCGTTCATTAGCGTTCACTAGGCGGCTTTCCTGTCGGGTTATCCGACCAGCAGGGGTGATGCCGGGGCGGTGCTCAAGTCGCCGGCGCGCGCGTTAAAGACGATTCAGATCAATCGCTTAGAGTGGTGCTCTAGGTGATGTCGAATACCCCGCTTCGGCGGAGTTTTCATGAGGTGAGCCGATGACTATGCCCGTTGCCATCATCATCCTCTTCATCGGCTTCGTCGCTGGCGTCGGCGCGGTCTTATGGTGGGGCGCGCAGCACTCCATGGATTGAGCGGTAGGGCTGATGGCTCCATCGCAGGTTCTCAAGATCGCGTGGGCCGATCGAAACCTTGAGCGCTTCGGCAATCAGGTCGTCCGGCTCCACGCGCAGTTTCCGAAGGTCCTGCCTCGGATCGTCAACCAGGTCGGCAACCGCGCCAAGACGCAGGTCATCCGCAACCTGACCAAGCAGACCGGCCTGCCTCGCAAGACGATCGTTAAGGCCGTCGGGGTCGACCCTGCAAAGACCACGCGCCTCTCGTACGAGATGGCGACCCGCGGCGGAAACATAAGGCTTAAGTACCTCTCGCCCAAGGAAACGAGGCCGGGCGTCGTCGCCAAGCCATGGGGCAAAAAGCAACTGTTTCCCGGGACTTTCATGCGCGGGGGAAAATTCCCCGGCCGCGTCGAAGTGCCGGCCTTTGGGGGCCATGTCTTCCGCAGGCTCAACACCTCGGGCACCAAGATCACCCAGGCTCGATCCGGGATGGAGATCCCGACCGAGATGACGCGAGCCCAGACGCGGGCGGCGTTCGAGCGCATCGCCGGTCCACTCCTGCAGCAGCGCGTCGAGGCGGCGATCTTCAAGCTCCTGAAGTAAGAGCCGCACAGCCTTGCACAGGCGGCCCGTGGTGCGTTCCGATGGCTTGGGGGTAGGTTCGTTGCGAGAGAGCGGGCGAGCGCGCACGCGCCCGTCTGTGGGCCTTGGGCGGCCCGTTGGCGGTGCGTGGCGTATCGGCAACAGTGTGTCGGATGGGTGACACCACCCCCCGGCGTGGGTCCCTTTCGGCGGCGGCGGTTGGGGGCGGGAGCGCTCTACTGCCGGATTTTCGCATTTCTGTTTTTTCAATTTTTCCGTTTCGTTTTCGCCAATTGAGGTCGTTTGAGCGGTGAAACGGGCGTCAAAAAGGGCCGGCGATGCAGGCCCCGAAGAGCACGTCGTCTCGACAAAGGTGGCGGCCGAATACCTCGGGCTGACCGAGCGGCGCGTGCAGCAACTTGCAGCGGAGGGCTGGGTGAAGCCGGTCGGCCGTGGCCGCTGGTCACTGGTCGAGGTGATCGCCGGGTATGTGGAATCGATCCGCGCCGAGAATGCGAAGAAGACCAAGTCGGCGGCAGACAGCCGGGTGCGCGACGCGCGCGCGGCCGAAATCGAGCGCCGGATGGCGCGCGAGGACAGAAAGATCATTGCGCTGGAGGAGGCCATGGCGGCCTTCGACCATGCGACTGGCTTGTATCTGCAGTCGCTCTCCGGCCTGCCGGCGCGGATGACAAGGAATGCAAGTGAGCGTCGACGCCTCGAAGCGATCTGTGACACAGAGCGCGAGCGGCTCTCCCATCGCTTCGCTGAAGGTGCATCTGCTCTACGCACGGGCGTCGAAGCTGCTGGCGCCGAAGACGAGGACGACGCCTGATGAGTGGGCTCGACACAATCGCGTCTACCCGCCGACGGCTGGCGTGCCTGGGCCGCGCGATCCGGGGCTGACGCCATACACGATCCCATTCTCGCGCTCGGTTCACGCGCGGACACACAAGCGCGTTGTGCTGGTCGTCGGCTCGCAAATGGGCAAGAGCGACTCGATGCTCGACATCATCGGCGAGCGGATGGACACGTCGCCGGTGCCGATCCTGTATCTCGGTCCGACGAAGCAGTTCCTGCAGGAGCAGTGGGAGCCGCGCGTCATGGACCTGCTGCAGGAATCCACCTCGCTGCGCGCGAAGCTTGCGCGCGGCAAGCGGATGACGAAGACGCGGAAGGTGATCTCCGGCGTCCCGCTGCGCCTCGCGCACGGCGGCTCGTCGGTGGCGATCAAGTCGGATCCGTTCGGCCTGGCGCTGACTGACGAGGCGGACGAACTGCTCGCGAACGTGAAAGGGTCTGGCGATCCGATCAGCCAGGTCGATCGCCGCGGCGACACCTACGCCGATTTCGTTCACGCGATCACATCGACGCCGACCGAGGGACCGAGCGACGTGGAAGTCGATCCTGATAGCGGCCTGGAGTTTTGGGCCGAGGTCGATCCACAGGAAGTGTCGTCGACCATCTGGCGGCTGTGGCAGGGAGGGACGCGATACCATTGGGCTTGGCCGTGCCCGCATTGCGGCGAGTACTTTATCCCGCGGTTCAAGTGCCTGATGTGGGAGAAGCCGCGCGACGCACAGGGCCGCGAGCTTCGCTCCGATCCAGCGATGGCGCGGCGCACTGCTTATTTGCAATGTCCGCAGGGCTGCGCGGACCCGATCCTCGATGAGCACAAGGCCGAGATGAATGGCCGCGGCGTCTATGTGGCGCCGGGCCAGTATGTCGAGCCCGATGGCACCGTTGTGGGCGATCCGCCGGATAGCTGGACGATCAGCTATTGGGTTTCGGGACTTGCGTCCCCGTTCAAGTCGTGGGGCGAGCGCGCAGCCGAGTATGTCGAGGCGGTGCGCTCCGGCGCGCCGGCTGAAATTCAGTCGGTGGTCAACGGCGGCTTCGGCGAGCTGTGGGCGCCGGGCGGCGGCGACGTGCCGGAATGGCGCGAGCTGGAGAAACTTAAGGCGCCCTACGTCATGGGCGCGGTGCCGCAGGCGGTGCGCATCGTCAGCGCAGCGGTCGACGTCCATCCGAGGCGGCTCAACTTCGTGGTGCGCGGATGGGCCGTACGATCGGAGAGCTGGTTGATCGAACATGGCGAGGTTTTCGGTGACACGATCGAGGATCAGCCGTGGGATGATCTCGAGGAGGTTCTACTCAAGCCGTACGACGGTCATCCGATCCGGCTGGCGTTGATCGACTCGGGTTTCCGGCCTGGGAAGCCGACGCTGGTGCCGGAAAACCGCGTCTACCAGTTCTGCAACAAGCACGCGCGGTTTTGCCGGCCGACGAAAGGGCGAGACACGCAGGTCAAGCCGGTGATGCCGACGCGACGCGAGGTCGGCCTGACCGTGCGCGGCAAGCGCACCTCGGTCGGTATGGAGCTGCTGCTGCTCGACACGGACTATTTCAAGCGTCAGGTGCACGAGTGGCTTCGGTGGCCTCCGGACGCGCCGGGTGCGTTTCATCTGCCGGAGGACGTCTCCGACGACTATCTGCGCCAGCTTGTGAGCGAGGCACGGATCAAAAAGCCCGGCGGCAAACCGTCGTGGGTCAAGCGGTCGAAGGACAATCACTTCTTCGACTGTTTCGATTCAGACACGGAGCTATTGACCCGCGACGGCTGGAAGCCGGTTGCGGATGCAGTTTCGTATGACGGTGACTTCGCAACCGTCAATCTCGACACCGATATGATCGAATATCAGCCGGCATACGCCACGACAGCGCGCCATCATGACGGAGAAATGATCAAGATTAAAGGGCGCCGTGTCGACCTCCTTGTGACGCCAAACCATAGGATGGTGACAACGCGTCGGAATCCCGTCGACCTCGCTCCACGCATAACCCTCGCCGAGGACCTGACGATATAGCACGCGATCAAGCTGACGGCGAAATGGCAAGGTGAAAACATCGCGACTATCCGCTTCCCGGAGACGTTCCTGCCACGTATCCATGAGGCAGAGCGGATTGTTGACGCTGGCGACTGGTTTGAGTTCCTCGGCTGGTTTGTTTCCGAGGGCCACACGAAATCAGTCGGCCGTTCACGGATGGTCATCATCACACAGAACCCCGGCACAAAGCATGACCGCATCCGTGCGCTCCTAGATCGCCTTGGTTTTGGATATCGTCTGGTCGGAGGCAGACAGTTCGTCGTCACCTCCCATCAGGTGTTCGATGCCGTGTCTTCGTGCACCCGGCCGGGCGACGAAACCGGCTGCTTCCGAAAAATCGTGCCTGCAATGGTGAAGGATGCCGCGCCCCAGTTGATCGAGCGGTTTATCGACGCTGCAATTCTTGGCGACGGATGGCGTCAAGGCACGTTTCGGACATACGCAACAGTCAGCAAAACGCTGGCTGGGGATATGCAAGAACTATTCTTGAAGATCGGCCGGTCGGGGAACGTCGCGATGCGGGATGGCAAGCCATTTCACATTCGCGATCATTCTGGGGTGTCGTCGCCGCAGTATCATGTAAGCGAAACGACGACGCCCGCCGCTGTGCTTCGGCGTTCCGACAATACGTCCCTGATTTCCCGCGTTCGGTATGACGGGATGGTCTATTGCGTCAGCGTCCCGAACGGGACGCTCATCGCCCGCCGGAACGGAAAGGCTGCGATTGTCGGAAACTGCGAGGCAATGAATGCCGCGGCGGCGTATCTGCTCGGCGTGCAGCGCCTTCGTGAACTTCCGGTCGAGGGTGGCACGGCTCGTGCCGCCGGTGCACCGATCGCCAAGCGCAATCGCATGGCCGACTACTCGGCAATGTTGAACAGGTAGAGAGACCTTACATGGCTGCATCGAAGCCGAAGGTCCGCGTCAAGGCGGGCAGCGCGCCCGCTATGGGCTATCTGCGCAACGAGCCGGGCACGGGCCTCTATATGCCGCAGATCGTCCCGACGCTGCGCGATCGCAGTGAGGACGTGCGGCACGCCTGGGTGCAGGTCAACAGCCGCGCGAACGACGCGCAGATGAACTCCGGCTGGATTGCCGGTGTCGTCGAGCAGGTCGTCTCGTTGATGATCGGGACCGGTCTCCGCCTCAACCACAAGCCGGATGGCTCGGTGCTCGGCTGGGACGAAAAGCAAACGGCGGCGTGGGCGCGCCTCGTTGAGAAGCGGTGGGAAATCTGGGCGTCTCAGCCCTACGAGTGCGACGCCGGCGGCCGCTACAGCATGGCGCAGATGGAGGCAGCGGCGGTCCGGCAGTGGATCGGCACCGGCGAGGTGGTCGCACAGATCACGATGATCCCGCGGCCCGGCGCCGAGACGCGCACGAAGTTGCGGCTCATCCCGAGCCACTGGCTCTCGCCAATGACCGAGCCGATGAACCGGCTCGAGCACGGCGTCTATGTGGATCGCAACGGGTTGCCGATCGGCTACCTGTTCGAGGTCCGGGACCCGTTCTACTACAGCCGAGAGGTGCGGCGCGCGGCGCGAGATCAGTACGGCCGGCCCGGCATCGTCCACGTCTTCGACGGCGCCGCCGGCCAGGTGCGGGGTATCTCGCCGCTAGCACCGGCGCTGAAGATCGTTCGGCAGTATGACCAACTCGCCGATGCGACGCTTACCGCGGCGATGATCCACGCGATCTTTGCAGCGACGATCGAGAGCGACTACCCGACGCCGGAGTTAATGGCGGCATTTCAGGACGAGGATGAGGTCGCCGGCGGCGGCGGTCTGGACGCGGACCAGATGAAGGGGGCCTTCGACGCTTTCCTTCAGCAGAAAGTCGGCTGGCACAAGAACGTCAACATCGATCTCGGTCGCCACGGCAAGATCGCGCACCTGCTGATTGGCGAGAAGCTCAAGCTGCAAGGGTCGGAGCATCCGAATTCGACCTACGAGCCGTTTGCGAACTTCCTGCTGCGCGAGATTGCGTCGTGCCTTGGCGTAATGCCATCGGACGTCACCGGCGACTATCGCGGCGACACCTATTCCAGCGTTCGGATGGGGATCGCGAAGAAGTGGCCGTTGATGGAGTACCGGCGTCGGCACATTCCGGGCCGCCTCGCGCAGTCTGTCTTCGAGGCGTGGCTCGAGGAAGAGGTCGATGCCGGCCGCATCCCGCTCAATGGCGGGATCGACGCATTTGTTGCGAACCGCACGTCGCTGGTGCGCGCCGACTGGCGCGGCCCGCCGAAGCCGCAGGCCGACGACGTCAAGGCCGCAAAGGCCCATGAGACCTGGTACCGCCTCGGCGTCATGTCGCAGGAGATGATCTGCAACGACCTCGGCGTCGATCATGAGGACGTGCACGAGCAGCTCGCGCGCGAGAAGGCGAGCCGTGAGCGTCTTGGTCTGCATGATCCTGCCGATCTGCTGACTGGCGGCGGTGGCCCTGCTGACCAGTCGGATGATCAGAACGATGGACAGCAGAGGGACGGCGGCGATGGCGAGTAAGTCGATTTTCGACGGCATCGACATGAGCAACCCGTGTGCGGTGTGGCCTGTAATGCAGGCGGCGCTTGACCATCTGCTGGTTGGCGAGGGCATCGTGCGCGCGCGGTTCGGCGAGGACGACGTCGAGTTCGGCCGCAGCAACATCGCGGCGCTACAGCGGCGCATCGCGGACCTGAAGGCCGAGTGCGCGGCCCGGAGCGGGCGCGTCCGTCGCCACGCGATCCGCGCCGGTTTCGTGCGTTACTGAAAGGCAACCCGCTATGGCAAACTTCGGCGGCATCATCGGCCGAATGTTCAACACGCCGCTGCTCTATGACCAGCGGAAGGCGGAAACGGTTGCCATGGCGCTCGGACCGCGCCTGGTCGGGATGCCGGTCAACGTGATCGCTGGTGTGGGCGGTGTCGATCATGTCGCTTTTGCAAATGGGCGCCCTTCGCTCGGTCGGCTCGGAGACCCGCTCGGTCGCCTCTATGAGAGCAAAGGAAAAGAACCGATCGTCGTCATGGATCGCGTCGCAATTATCGGCGTCGAGGGTACGCTCGTTCATAAGGGCGGCTACGTCGGATCATTTTCAGGAGAGACGTCCTACGAGGGCATCCAAACGCAGGTTGCTCGCGCGATGGCGCGCGACGACGTGAAGGGCGTGGTGCTCGAGGTCGACAGCTATGGCGGCGAGGTGGCCGGCGCTTTCGAGACGGCGGACCTGATCCATCAGCTTTCGCGTGCAAAGCCCACCATCGCGATCCTGACCGACTTCGCCTACTCGGGCGGCTACCTGCTGGCGAGCCAGGCTCGCCAGATAATCATGCCGGAGTTCGGCGGCGCCGGATCGATTGGCGTCATTACGATGCACGTCGACTGGAGCCGTAATCTCGCGAACGAGGGAATCGATGTCACCATCTTCAAATCCGGCGAGCACAAGGCCGATGGAAACCCCTTCCAGCCAATTGCCCCCGATGCGGCCGCCCGGATCCAGTCCAGGATCGATGCCATGCGCGACAAGTTCGCAGCGACAGTCGCGCGCGGGCGGGGATCGCGCCTGACCAAAGCCAAGGCGCTGAAGACCGAAGCGCAAGCGTTCGACGCCGAGGAGGCCGTCGACCTCGGCCTCGCCGACGGCGTCGGCAACACGGTCGCGGCGTTCAACGCCTTCATCGAGGCCGTCAACCGGAGCTAGTTCATGACCCGCAATTTTCTTGCGGCGATCCGAAGCGCTGTCGCTTCGGCGCCTGAACCTATCGCCCATCAGGACGATGACGCCGGCGCGTCTGCGCCAGAAGCAACCGCCCATCGTGGGCACGAACAGGAGAACGTCATGGCTGACGATCCCAACAAGCCCGCTGCCGCTTCGGGCATTTCGCAGGCGGACCTCAATGCGGCCGTTGACACTGCCAGCAAGGCTGGCGGAACCGCAGGCGCTGCGGCGGCGTATCAGCGGATCTCCACCATCGTTTCCGCCGAAGGCATCAAGGGCGACGGCGCGCGGATCACCGCGGCCGTCGATCTTGCGATCAAGTCGCCGGGCATGAGCGCTGAGGACGTCGCCGCATTCGTGACTGCCAACATCGCCGCCGGCGGTGGCAAGAAAACCTCGCCGGCAGCGTTGGAAAACCGGCAGGCATCCGACCCGCTAGCGAGCGCCGACCAGCCGGACGCTGGCAAAGCGAAGGCCGGATGGGACGCTGCGTTCAAGCAGACGCCCGCCCACTAACTCAAACCCGGTCACACAACGGAGAACACCGCAATGACCAAGTTCACCGAAGGCCGGCACCCCGGCGAATTCCTCCTCTCGGAGGCCAACTTCCATCGCTCTCGCGATGCTGTGACGATCGGCGAGTCGCAGACCATCGAGCCCGGCACCATCCTCTCGAAGGTTGCTGTCGTGGCCAGTGTGGTGGCGACGCCTTTGGCGGCGTCGGGGAATACCGGCAACGCCACGATCGCGATGGATGCGACTGCCACCACCAACAAGGTCAAGGACGGTCGCTACAAAGGCATCGCTGTCACCGCGACGACGGTTCGGTGGGAGGATCCCGATGGAAAGGAGATCGGCACGTCGACCCATGGCGCGCTGTTTGCCAAGGGCGGCATTCGCGTCACCATCACGGCCGGCGGCTCCGCGAACGTGGCGGGTGATGAGTTTTATGTCGATGTCGCTGCTGACGCCGGAGACTTCCAGCACGTGGCCTTCAGCTTGTCCGATGATGCGCCGATCTCCGGCATCGCCATGTACCCGGCCGTGACTGGCAGTGGCGAGACCGCCGAGATCACGTCGATCACTCGCGACGCCGAGGTCAAAGGGCCGTGCCTTGCCTGGCCGGACGGCGCCACCAACGAGCAAAAGGCCGACGCCGTTCAGGCGCTCGCCGCTCTCGGAATCATCGTTCGCTGAACGGCGCGCCGTTCAACAGTCCACCATCCGGCCCGCGTGATGCGGGCTTTTTCTTTGAAAGGTGAGCCACGATGCTCGACATCTTCAACAACGACGCATTCAGCGTCACCTCGCTGACGGACGCGATCAGCGAAAAGAAAGTCCGCCCCGGCCGGCTGGGTGAACTCGGACTGTTCACCACCACGTCCGTGACAACCCTGACGATCGCGCTCGAGCGAATCGGCGACACGATCCAGCTTGTTGCTCCATCGCCGCGCGGCTCCGCCGGCGAAACCCGTGATGAGCCGAAGCGCAGCATCGAGAACATCGGCATCCCGCACTTTCAGCGCGACTGGTCGGTGGTCGCGGATGAGGTGCAGGGCGTGCGCGCCTATGGCCGCGAGACCCAGCTCATGACCGTGC